GCACCCAAATCTCTAACTCAATACCTGTCTTTTGTAACGCCCAAGCTATGTATTTAATTAAAGGATGCGGACCTTGTAAGTAGCTACCATGATTATCTGTAAGAGGCACACTATCTAAAAATGCTATACCATCTGTAGCCGTTAATGTCAATACATTAGGATCAGGCTGGAATGTCTGACCTAAATCTGATAATGACAACCAACCTGTATATATTATTTGAGATTCAGCATTTACAGCTACTTCTACTTTATATTGAGTATCCCCACCCCCAGCAAATGTCATAGCATTTACATCATCATTAGTAAATACACTTATAGTGCAACTTTTACTTTTAATTGGTGTAAACTTATCTTCTGAATTATCTACTGTCTGTAAAACAATAGGAGCCTCAGACATTTCTAATTGATACTCTAAATAATATATGTAATATGTTTCAGTTGGCCCCGCTGACCTCACTACTTGTATTCTAATGTCATAATTACCAACAGCCACATTCCAAGTATAAAAATCTGTAGGCGCTGGGTTATTTACTGTAATATCTGTATAACTACCAACCCCAGCTAAGGAATAACCTATTATTAAACTTGTAGTATCTATTGGTAAGCCAGCCCAATTAACAGTCATGGATTGCTGACCACCACCTATAGGCACAGCTAAAAACGATAAACCGTATTCAAGTTCAGTAGTACTTAAATCTGTTATAGTTACATAAAAAGTCTGCTCATTCGGACTATTGTCCGTATAATCAACTTGTGTGTTAACAAAAGAACCTTTATATATACTACCCATTAACTCTTATTTGACTTCTTTGTGTTCTAGCGTAAGCTAGTAAAATATCTTGACCTCTAAGTACCGAACTTCTACCACCACTATTACCCATTCCACCACCCATAAATGAACCAACTTGATTATTTGGAACTATCCCACCACTTACTGCTGGCACAAATAACTCAGGGCCTCTTTCACCCACTATATATGGACTACCACCACTTACAGGACCTCCTAATGCTCTTGCTCCAACTCCTTGTGATAAACTTGCTCTTAATGCAGTAGCAGCTGCGATTAACCCAACTCCTGCAGCAATTGCCAATGGGCCACCAATAGGTGTAAATAATGTTTTTAAAGCCTCCTGTACTACTTCACTTAATAATCCTATTTTAATCAATTCTTTACCGATAGCTTCCAATCCTGATGCTAAAATATTAGCAAATGACATAAATGAATTATTCATATCACCTGTAACCAATGCTTCACCAAGTGCAGCACCTATAGTAGATATACCCTCGAGTCTAATATCTTTAACTATATTTATGATATTATTAGAGTATTCTTTATATTTTTCTTCTACTTCTTGTAATGCTTCTTGATTTTTCTTTGCGTCTGGACTTAAACTATCGGTGATCTTCTTTTTTATTTTATTAAGATCGGTTTCAAATGATTTTGGTAATTCTGTTGTTTTTAACTGTGGAGTTAATGTAATAACAATATTTCTATTTATAACATCTAATCTTAATTCTCTTTTCTTTGTTAAATCTAAATAAGCCTCTTGAATCTTTTTAATATTATTTAAAGTATCTCTAAAAGTTGAATCAGATTCGGCTGGTTTAAATAAATTTATTGATTCAAAAATTGATCTTCTGTTTCGTAAATCTAACTTTTTAAATTCCTCATATTGCTTTCGTCTAATTTCTATTCCTTTCTCATAGGCTTCAAATTCTTGCCTATTAATTAAATCATTTAATTGTTGTTGCGCTATAGCAGAATCTCTTAAAGCGCCTGTTCTTAATTCAACAAGATTTGTATATTTTTCAGCATTAGCAGCAATTAAAGAAAATCTTTTTTGATCTTCTGTACTTAAATTTTTAGTAAATTCGAGATTAATTTTTCCGGTTAATTGGAAATTTTCATAGAGTGCTACTAATTCTTTATTCGCAGCTTTTGCTATTGCACTAGTAGGTTTTTCAAGATTAACGGTTCCAGCTTGTAAATCCTGTAAACCTGTTCCTGTGGTTGCCTGTCCTATGCCTTTAACGGCATCTAAAAAATCATTAGCTTCTTTTGTTGTATTCTTATAACCTTCTTCAAGACTACCAATATAATAATTTAATAAATTAATATATTTAGCACTATTACCTACTTTACTTTGTGCTTCGTTTAAATCTATTGTTGAATTACTAACACCAGCAACTTGCTGATTTAGTTTACTTAATTCAGTATTAAAGTTTAATTCATCTTTAAAATTCTTTAATACATTATCTATTCCGTCAAAACTATCATTAAGATTTAATAATGATATATTTAATTCATCTACATCTTTTTTAGCGCTAAATATTTTATCTCCAAAAGCAACTAATAATGATGTAGCAGTGGATACAGCCAAAAGTATACCAGTAGGGCCAGCAAGTGTAGTTAACATTGCTTTAAAAGCACCTCCAGTACTACCTGTTTGTAATTTTAATCTTGTAAATGATTCTATTAGAGGATCAATGTTATTTGCAACACCTCTAATACCATAAGGAGCATCCTGCACAACTCTTGCAAAGTTTCCCATAGCAAAAGTAGCCTGGTTTGTTGTACTTGCAAGTTGTCCTTGTTTATCTTTTGTAAACTGAGATACTCTATTTAATTCAGTCTGCTGTTGCTTTAGTGCATTTAAAGCAGATACTAGTTTTTGCTGACTAGTTGTATTTCCTATAACAGATTGAAGTTTGGCTATATTGGCTTCTAACTGCTTTGTTCTTTGTTCTACTGCGCTCATACCAGCAGTGGCAGAAGCTACATCAGCGGTTATTTTAACTTTTAATTCAGCCATTATCTTTCTGTTTAAGCCTTTTTAAAGCATCCTTTTCTCTTTTCGCCTTCAGCAAGGTTTTTATTTGATCTTGCGTTATTTCTTCTTTAGATTCTAATTGCCAAGCATCCATTACAAACCGAACTCCATTCCCTTTGCCTACTAATGTTTCGCATATTAAGGCAGTTTGAAATCTCAGCAATACAGATTCAGTCTTAACTTTATCAATATATCCGTTTCTTAATAAGATATATTCATCAAATTCAAGATCATAAAACTCATGCGGAAGTAGGCCAATTTGACCGAATGCTTCCGACCTCATTTCATCCCAGGTTAAGGGTTTGCCACCTGGGGATTTACTTCCCCCTGTTCTTTGGATGAATTGGTATCAACAAATTTATTAATCAATTCTGCAGCTTCTTCTTGTGTCATAGAACCAACCAAATCTTCAGTTTGTTCTAATGTTAGAAACTCATTTATTTTATTTGTTTTATTATAGCAGTTTACACCACCATAAATTAATCCACAAATAAAAGTGAATTGACTATTTGGCTTATCGATTAATTCATTCATTAACAATGGATTGGATGATGTGGCTTCACCATAATATTTGGAAAACCACATCTTTCCGAAATCCAGTGTTATTTGTTTGCCGTTGATTGTATGTGTGATTTGTTTCATAGTTATTAGCTTGCAGGTTCAGTGTCAATGTCTCCCTCAATCTCAATAGTCATAGTGAACTTAGCAGTTTGACCGCTTGTATTCTGCTGACCAAGAGATGCAATCCAACCATAACCACCATGATAGATAGTCTCAGCTGAATCAGTTAAATGCCAATACTTTTTAGTATTGTTAGCATAAAGAGTTTGGAAATCATTGTAGGAAGCCTCATTTGCATCAGGAATTGTGTCAACAACTGCGTTTAAAGTCAAACGGTTGTTTTGAGGTCCTAATGTTTTTAAAGTTCCACAGTTAGTTTCATCACTAACTACGTTGCGGCTGCCATCGAATGATCCCTCACTCTGGCAAACAGCCGACTTTCTTGCGCCACTCGGTGTGTCTGAGTATTCGATAAACATCACACTGCCCGAGATTGTTGTAGCATCTGCCATTTGTTTTGTATTTAATTTTGATTAATAAAATGCTCGTATCTAATAATATATCTATAAATCTTCTCAGAACCATCATCTTCGTAAAGCTCTGTTTCTGATTGTATTGTTATTTGTGTAATTTGATGATCAGGAATTGAAATCCCAAATGAATTAGGACTTAGTATAACCTCATCATATATTTCTTGTGCAATTTGATATGCCACTTTGCTATTAGCTAGTGTGGCAAATTTAGTCAGTATATCTACTATAATTACTGCTGATTGGAAAAATGCACTATTGTTTAAATCTGTTTGATTGCTACCCTCAGAACGAATTAATACATGATTACCGTTTTCTGTAATAGGTACAGCATCTTTATAGACAGGCACACTTATAGTACCTTCTAAGGTTTTATACCATTCTGTTTTTAAATCGTATAATGCTGTTTTAAAAGGCATTAAATATATCTTTTAATCTTCTTTGTAATATTACAGATACAGGAACTACATTTTTAAAAAAGAATGGTTTTGCTTTTCTTCCATTTTTTGCAATATCCATTGTTATAGCCCAAGCTATATCTTTTTTCTCATTTTTAGTTTGCCTTTTGTTTTCTTTTTTACCTATATTTTTCTTTTTTACCCATGCATATATTGCATCAAAAAGACTACCATATTTATTTACAGGTTTTTGTCCTTTAAATAAAGCTGCAACAGAATCATAACCTACTTGTGGTTTATACCTTTTTTTTGTTCCAAATTCAACAAAACCAGCATAAGGTGCTTTAGCAACAACAGAATAACTAGCAAATCCTTCGGGTTCAACTCTTATACTTTTAGCTAATTCAAAAGTAAAAACAGAATCTTGTCCTATTACTTCAGAATATGCCTTAGTAGCAAATATTTGAGCAGTTTCTCTTGTAGCATCATCAACTCTTTGCTTCATTTGTTTTGAAGCAGTGTCAAATGCTAATTTAAATTCTTCCAATCCTATAAGTTGCGCTCTAATCAAGCTCAAAAATTGAAGTTGCAGAAATTTCCCAATAAAATCTTTTTTCTCCAGTTCTAGTTACGCTACTAATAGAATAAGTTTGACCAAAATATTCAATCCTATAATCAGGAGTAATATTATAGCCTCTAAATGGTATCTTAAATGTCTTAGAACCTGACATATCAGTTTTACCATCAGCTTGTGATCTACCACCACCTCCATCAGTCACTTCAGCCCACATCTTATAGGTTTCAGCTACAGTTTCAGTAGCATCCCCATCAGCGTCAATGGTTTGCGTGTACTTTAAGAGTTTTATTGGTTTTAGATTTCCTATCATCCTATCCAATTAGCGGTTTTGTAAATAGATGCTATGTTAATAGCTTCTCTACTTAATCCATCAACATTCTCATCACCTCTGTTAATATAACGATATGCCACCTCTTTATAGAGTGCATCTTTTAAACCTTTAGGTATGTTTGTATAACCAGCCTCATACTTCATTGTCATATTCTCATAGTTAGGATATTTTAAAATCCTACCATTAAAAGATATATCAAAGTCATCTGTGCTGATAGAGTCGCCCTCATCATCCCTTAAGTAAATAATAGTATTTACAGGACCAAAAGGAATATCAAAGTTACCACAAAGGTTGGTAAATTCTATCTCCCAAGTTTTAGTAATTAAACTTAAACCTGTGTACTCCTCCATTCTTTCTCTTGCTGATCTGATTAGAGTTTCAATAATAACGTCATCATCATCAAAGTCAGAGGATATTGACTCGGAATTGTCAATAAAACCCTCTAATCTGAGATAATTCTTTACCTCTTGAATAGTTAAAGGCTCAGTTATACCTGACTCCTCAGTCTGATCTTCCCAATCTATCAGTAAGTTATACAACATAAGATTTATTTAAAAAAAGGGGCGGGCCGAAACCAGCCCCCTATCACCACATCAACCACAGCTTAGAATGATCCGTAAATCAAGGCATCTGTTCTCATAATGTTGATGTCCTCAAAACACTCAACACGAGCAGTTACCAAGTTACGCTGGAAGTTGTCGCTGTCCTCGTAAGAGAACTCAACACGCAATCCTTCAGTCTCAACTCTTTCAAGGTAAGAAGCATCCAGGATAAGAGCCTTATCGTTTGTAACCCAAGAAGCACCAATTACAGGTACACCTGCAATACGGATGTTTCCGTTAGGATCAATGATAACACCACCAGGTACAGAGTAGTCAGTAGGCTTAGTCTTTAACAAGTCAGCCCATTGAGCATAAGATACTAAGGCAAAAGAAGCCTCGAAGTTTGCATCCAATTGATTAGCAATCCAATCTACTAATTGCTCAGCATCTACAGAAGCAGCAGTTGTTGTGCTACCTGTTGCAGCAGAGCTAACAGCAGAGAAGAAAGTGCTATTCTCTTTTTTGTAGAAGTCACGGAGCAACATACGCTGCAAAGTGTTCTGCAAGAAAGGAAGTTGGAACATCATCTGCTTAGAGAAACGAGCAAAACCAGCAATGTAGTCAGAAACAACTTTAACCTCTGTAAGGTCATAGTCAATCTGAGACTTTAGGTTACCTTCAGTTTGGATACCGATAGAACCTTCAGTTCCTGTCTCACGATAAGTCACATACAATCCTGTAGGACTTACAGCAGTTGGGATAAGGTCACGAAAATTTACTTTCTGAGCAGGTACTAAACCTTGGCGAGTGTTGTAAGTAGCAACACCATCACCTGAAAGGTTAGCAGAAGTTGTCATTGTACCTACAGCTTTGAGGTCAATACTCAACTTAGCATTTTTGTTACGCTGGAACTCATTGATTTCAGCTTGCTTAGAATCAAATGCCTCAGCAATTTGCTCAGAGAAAGCGTCACCGAAAGACTTATTTTTGTTGTTTACAGTCTTAGCAGCCTTCTCAGCAATCATTTGGTCAAGGGCAGCTTGATTTTTCTTAGCAGCCTCATCCATAGTAACTACAGCAGCCTTTACTTCAGCCACTTGTGTTTTAACATCTGCAATAGCAGCTTCATTAGCCGCTTTCATTTTTTCAACAGACTCAGTAGCAGATTTTACTGAGGCCTCAATTGATTTTAATTCTTCCACTTTTTAGGAATTTAATTTGTAAATAAAATTGTTCAATGTATGCTTAAGGTCACTTACATCAATAACCGGCTCCTTAGTTTCTGCAACTGCTTCAGCGGGTTGCTCCACAATAGGAGTGGCCTCAGTAGATAAGAGTGACTTAATTGCTTCGTTTACTTGTGCAAAGCGAATCTCGATAAACTCAAAAGCCTCATCAGTAAATCTACCATCTTTGAGACTCTTGATTAAAAGACCTAGCTCTTTGCTTAGCTTTTCGTGTTGATTTGTGATTTCCTCCTTAGTTAGGCCTTTGCCTACTGTTAGAGTTGGTGTGTTTGGGTTGGCTCCCCATAGTACAGCAGAACCTTCAAACAAAAGTATTTCCTTGATTAGGTTATACTCCTCTGCTTGTCCTTTCTGTTGTGCTTCAGCCTTAATAGTTCTAAACCCTACAGAGTGCTGGTTAATATGACCTGACTTGTAGAACTCTAAAACATCATTGCCCCAAGTTGTGTTCGGTACATTAGTAATTCCTACTAAGTAATTATCCTCAACATACAACTCAGAGAATTTGCCAATGGCTGACTTTAGGCTTGGGTTGTGGTCTGTTAAGTGCCAAATAAGATTAGCACCCTTAGGACCTCTTTCAGCCATAGTCTTGTTGTAAGCTCCGTGGTCAATGACATCATTATCAAAGTCCTTAGAACCCATTTGGCTAATAGCCACTTTCACTTTACGTGAAGTTTCTGATACATCTCTTACTGAGTCTGCTATCAGTTTTTGTTCAAAATATCTTTTCATAGTTTTTATCATGTTGGGAGGGTTAGGTCTGGTTCTTATTTCATTTTCCGCAGTATTGGCTATTGCCACCTAATCACCTCCCGTTATCTTCTGATTAGTCTACCTCTTGAATCTCTTTTAGGTACTATAACATAACTACATCTACAATTTATCACCATTCCTGGTGAACCTTCAGGAGCAAGAGGATATTCTATCTGTTCTCCGCTTCTAGGATCTGTAAAGTTTTCAAAGAAGTCTACAACCTGCCCGTCCATGTGATAGTGGTCTTTTGGTTGCTTAGGTCTAAATCCCCTAGTTCTAGAATCTTGAAATGCAATCCACTCCTTAACCATCTCATAATTAAAACCTAGTGCGGCTGCCTTTACTCCCGTATTAGCTGCCCTTCCTACTTCAGTTCTAACTATCCTTAAAGCCTGCATACTAGTAAATCCTGACTTAGTTAATATCTCAATCAGTTCATCTTGAGTCTTGCCTTTTTTAATTGCTTTCTCAATTACTACTAGCATGTGGTTTCTAAGGGTTTCAGAAGTTTTAACTATTCCAAATTGAACTAACGTTCTATTGAGTTCGCCTAGAATGTATTGCACCCAAGTCTCACTTCTACTCTTTTCGCCTATCTCTTGACGTATTCTCTTATAAGTTTCGTTAGCATGATAAACACCTACTTGCTTGTAGATATCTTGTAACGGCTTATAAAGTTTATCACTCCATAACTGAGTGCGCAAAAGAACTACAGCCTCATTGACTCCTTCTCTTTTTATAGTACCTATCAAAGAACTAACAACTTTGTCAAGTTGCTTTTTGACTCTAGGAAAGTGCTTCTTCTCGAACTTGAGATTCTGTCTCGCGTTCTCCTTTGCTAATAATTTCCTTTCCTGATCTGTCATTCATCAATCTTTGTCTTAGTGCCTCTCTTTTGGCATCCATCTTAGCTTTATATATCGCACAGCACTTCTCCTTTTTACAAATTGGATAAGTCTGTTTAATTATCATCTCAATCATCTACTTCGTCAGTATCCTCCATGTCATCCATATCATCTGAGCTTACTTCCTCATCAGGCTCCTCTACATCATACTCACTTAAAGGCATACCGTCCTGAGTAGTAATCCAAGGCTCATCAAATAATGGGTTGTCTATTCTTTCAAGTCCTAAGTGCATTCTCTGTTCATTCGGGCTTAAAGTCTTAAGGTCTTTAATCCAAGTACTCTTCTCAGCTACATCCTCAGCTAGTTCAGTAAAGACAGTATGATCAAAGTCAACATAAACATTCTGTCCTTTATATCCCCAGTCTGTTTGTAGCTTACGATTAAAGTGGTTTCTAAAGGCAACAAGGGCAGGAATCGCACAACGTGCTGTAAGGGCCTTTTCAGCCTCTCTGACGTTGTTATAGGTTGAAGTCTCAGCATCACCTATCAATTGACTAGGAACCCCATAAACGGCTGCAAATCGCTTCAAATCCCACTTCTCTGATTCTATGATAGAAAGATCAACAGGACTAAGCCCAACCTCTTGCCATCCCATTTTGTACCCACTCACACCAATACGGCCCCAGTTGTCTGAACCTACCCACTCACCTTTGCCTACAAGTTTACTTTTAACAGCTTCTACTTGCTTTCTAGTATCTTGAATATCAGCACCTCCGTTTAAGATTCTAGGATCATCAACATAGAGGACACCCTTAACACCTTGATTCTCAAGCATTGCGGCTGATGCCTTGATAGCTGAGTTTGACCGACTTAACCTTCTAAGAGCGGCTTTCAATGGACTCATGCCGTATAAATGCGCCCCGTTAACGTCCCAGTCGTAATTCTGATACTTATCATGCAATACTTGAGCCTTAGGAAAGAAAGCGTCCGAAAGGTTAGTCATTACATAAGCCTCCTCGATAATCGGAAACCTGTTAGTACTAGCAATAATGCTAATTTCCTGATAGGGTAAATTATGCAACTGAAAAGGCTTGCCCTGATTAGCTCCTAGTTGTAACATCTCAGCCCAAACAGTCCTACCGCCCGTGATTAGCTTCCATCCTGTTGAGTTACTAACAAGGTCTTGGAAAGTCTCGTATTCGTTAGGATATCTTAAAAGCTCACTGAGTCTGTCAACATAAACAGGTTCTAAGGCTTTCTTCTTATATCCAATTGCTTTTTTATAGTCCTGAGTGCTTAAGTCTTTTTTCCTCATCAAACCCTCATAAGACTTGAAAGCCTCCTCATCCACTATCTTATAGGCCTGCCATTCAGGGAGCCTAACCTTATCCGTAATTAAGGTAACAGCTGTGTAAATGATATCATTAACCTGATATCCGTCAATAATGTAATTCTTTCTATTGTCAGCAATACCAACATAGGTTCCCCCCATCATTGTATATGAAGCAAAAGGCTGACCAACATTCATTAAGGGTAAAGCCTTACCTCTTAACACATTCCAAGCATCTTGTATTTTACCCATATTACCACGCCAAGACCTCGAATCTCGGCTTATTTAATTTTGTATAAATAGCGTACCGCATAGCGTCACACAAGTGATCCCACATTTTTACAGGCTCCTCGTTCTGATGAATCTTGCCATCCTTATCAACCTTCCATCTGTATGACCTAATCTCTTTAATCAGGTTAACACTCGAAGGACTAATTATAAGCGGTTGACTCTTAACCTTTTGTATTCCAGCGTAAACGTCTTTAGAAGCGGGCTTCGCATTAAAGCCGGCCCTCGTCAACTCCTCTATTGTCTTAGGTTCGGCATTATCGCAAAAAATTTCAACGTAATTGCTTATCCCTAAGTCCTTTAATCGTTCCGCTAGATCGCTAGTAGTTAGCTTGGTTTGGTATATCATTTCCTCGACATAAGTCTTGCCCTCTTTAAAGCCAACCTTAACCATTGCCGTTGGGACCGAATAACCAAAGTCCAACCCGTACACAACCTCACAACCTTCAGGAAATTCGCCTTGCTTCCAGTGTGTGTAGATTATTTCCTGACTCGTTCCCCTTTCGCCTAACCCGTAAACCTTCCAAAGATTCGCATCCGCTTCCTTCAGGCTTTCAATCTCGTTAACTTGCTCCTTCGGTAGAAAGGGGTTATCCTTGTAAGTAGAGTGGATTAATAAGTTCCCTTCCTTATCGGCTACATCATAAACCCATGAAGATTCATCCACTGGATTGAAGTCTAGGAATATCGTCTTACGCGTTCTAAAAGCTAATTGTTGGTATATCGATTGACTGAGTAGGTTGGCCTCGTTTATATATAGAATATCCCTACCCGGCCCTCTAACCTTTCCGGCATCCTCAGCCCCGAAAAACTCTATATAACTTCCGTTTGGGAAATTATATATATTGTCGGTCTTATTGAAGGCGTCATCCGAATACAGCTCGGCCTTTTCCAGTATTTCAAGAACGTCCCGCCTCGCTCCCCTTTTCAAGTGGGGTAATGAAGGGCTGACGATTGAGATACTTACTTTTTCCTTATGCGGTATGTAAAGAGCTAATAACTGAGCTATCGAATAGGTTTTACCCGATCGGGTGCTCCCCTGGTTCGCAATTACTCGGTAGGTCCTCAGATCGTATGCTTCCCGATTCTTCCTGAATACTTCCGTAAACTTGATCTTGATATTCTTCATGCTGTGGTTGTGCTGTTGCCTGTTCGAATACTATATTAACGCCCCCCTCATGGTTCATTGATATAAACTGCTTGGCCTTCCCGTATCCACGATTCAAAAGCAATTCGGCGGCCTTTACATCACCTTTGGCGGCTTTCTTAAGCATGGCCTCGATAATAACTTCCATGCCGTCACGCCCGTTCTTATTCGGTCCTAGAACCTCAGCCATCAACTTGTCCAGGTCCGGGAGCTTCTTTGGTCTTCCGTTCGGGTTCCCTGACTGACCAGGCTTCCATTTAGTATGCTCGGGAGGTATTGGCAAGTGCCTGTTATTTTCGTGTTTCTATGCTTGTTATTGTAATTCTCCGCCTTAATTCTTAGCACAATATACTAAATTTTTTAGTATTAATGAAATATACTTATACACAGAGAAACAAACCCCTATTTTTAAAAAAATATGTATATTTATTTGGAATCCTATTTAACATGTATGTATATTTGATTATTAATTAACCAAACATTTAACAACATGAAAAAAGCTAACACACTCCGCAAAGTAACTGTCTCTATTCGCTGGTATTTCCGTGACTTTTTTAGTATCAGCAATGGCTATACTATTTTATCATCTAACATTTAATTTAACTATTTATGAAAAACTACACAAAAATCGAGGGCACTAATTACGAGTTAAAAAGCTGTACTTATTACCACAAGGGCGGCATGAATTATTTCACTAGCCGTAATGAGGCGCGCGGTTATTACTTAAGCGTTACCCCTGTCCAGGTTGAAAGGAGGGCGGACGGTATTATTATTGAATCTTATTCGGCTTTTTCAGGTATTAAGCAACTTTTAATTGAATGCAAGCGCAAAAGCAACAAAACTGAGGAACAGGCTGAACAGTTGGCAATTTCAAAAGTCTTTGATCTTGAGGAATACGTAATTAATCAACTAAAAAATAAAATAAAATGAAACAGTTATTAACCCTTTTATTTGTACTTATGGCCGTCTGTTATTTAGTTGGCCTTTTGCAAGATCAATTTTGTAAATAATTAAAATCAACGATTATGAGAAAAGTATTTAGTTCAAACCCCGCACTTTGTCACGCCTGGGCAAACCAATTACAACCTGAGGGCCGCGGTAGTTCAATGTATTTCGATGGGCCTGTTATTTATTCTTATGGGCCTCATTATGAAATTGCCCGGTTTTTAACTACTGAGGACGGCGAACAGGTTTGTTTTGTCAATTCTAACGGCTACAGTAATACAACAGCAAAACATACTAGCCACGTTTGGCGTTCAATTCCTGATGGGATAGAAGTATTTAAAGTGCCTTTTGTTAGGTCTTGTGGACGTCAATTTATTAGGGTTGAGGATATCAGCGCTATAGTTGACGAATTAAAAAAACAGACCAATGACTTGATTAACAAACAGTTAACGGCCCGTTCAAACTTTTATCATTTTATTGACGCTAAAAACAAATTCGACGATATTAACAATATTGCGGCTTTATTTAATCTTTTGCCCGTTTCTGTTTCTGATTTTCCAAACTGGGGCGAAGCTGAAAAAAAATACCAATATATCAAGGACACAGAAAAGCAAAGGGATGAGGAAAAAAAGGCAAAAGAGCTAATTAAACAGCATGACAACCTTAAAAAATGGCTTATCGGTGAATTTCACGGTACTTTATACAACATACCCGTGCATTTTAGACTAACCAGTGACGGTACCGAAATACAAACCACAAAAGGGGCCAGGGTTAGCTTAGAAGCTGCCAAAAGGTTATACAATAAACTAAAAAACGGTGAAAATTGTAAAGGGGAAAAGATTGATGGCTTTACACTTATTGACAATAACCCCGAAACGATTAAAATAGGTTGCCACGTCATTAACTGGCCAATTGCCGACAACTTTTTTGCTCAGGTTAACTGATGAGGGTTGAATACCCGAAACGGGCCTTTCTAGGTCCGTATTAACCAAAAATACATTTATGAACCACATTATTGAACATTTAGAAGCTATGAGCGGGCAATTTGTTACCCTTTCTCTTTGGCCTGGGCTTGACAGGACTATTAAAGCTGAGGGGAACATTTTAAAGATTAACGAAGGCCGCTCAGGAACTTTTGAAGGCGTTTCCGAGTCTTTTTACGATCAATTAGTCAATACTTATGATTCACGATATAAAAATAATATCGTTAATATCGTCAAATTTATTGCTTCAAGATAATATAAGGCCTTAGGGCCTTTTTTTAGGGCCTATTTTTTTTATCCTTGTCCTTTCCTTAACTTATTTTTTTAGCCCTTTAAATAGCTACTAATGAACTAAAAAAGCAAACATATTAAGTAAGCGCCCTAACGGGCTGAACTAGGCAAAACTAAGTACTTACACTTATGCACTAAGCGTTTACCCCTACCGTAGAAATGTCAAGGGGGGCCGTGGAAATGCACAAGGGGGCCAGTGGAATTTTTTCCATACCCCGCCAGTGGAATTTTTATCAGGTAGCCAGTGGAATTTTTAGTAAGGGGCCGATGGAATTTTTATTGGGTAGCCGATGGAATTTTTACCACCCGTGGAAATATATACCCCGTGGAAATTAAAAAGGGGCAGTGGAAATACCAGCCGTGGAAATTACAATTTGCTATTCCAGTCAGATAGTATCCTAACCATCTCTAACATAACACCTTGACCACCTTTGCACTTTAGAATGTGCATACCATCTAAAGACTTTACTTCTTCACTAGCGTCTGATGGGCAAAAACAATATCTAGCCTTTTGAAACATAGGGGTATCCCATGATGAATCCCCTATAGCAATCTGATAATCAAAAGGGATTAATTCTTTGTTTCTAAGTATTGTCATCTCAGCACCCGACCTTCTTAGGTAATGATCTGCACCTGGCCATGAGGAGGCCGTGACAATATGCACCTCGAATCCCATGGAAATAAGTTCCTTAATGGCTCCTAAGTCTTTGTTATTGAATGACTTAATTATTTCCCCTTGATGGTTTACCCATATCTTACCATCCGTAAGAACGCCATCTACATCTACGCAAATTGTCATTATTTAGGTTTTTGTACTATATAAATAAACCAAGTTTTATCTCCTAGTTGCTTTCTAATTAGTTTATAAGGGTTTTCATCTATGGTAGTATAAATATTTTCTTTATATCTTATTTTAATTGAATTTTCATCACAATAAATATCGTGCTGATGAAAGCCTTGCCAATTTTCGTGTGTTGCCTCATTCTCAAAACCTTGAATTATTAAATAACCTCCAGGTTTGACTGATTTATATAACGAACTAAAAGCCTTTACAGGATCTTGGGTGTGGTCAATTGCATTACTTATGTGAACTATTTCGTAGTCATTTTTAAAGGGTAATTCCTCAGCAGGAAAGGCCATTGGTGGAGCTAGCTTATGTCTTTCATAATCAAACACAAGCCTGTAAAGGTCTCCTAATGGGTCCACAGCCCTAACATTTACTAAGCCATTGAGAATAGAGACTACTCCTGATCCTACATCCAATACAGTTTCGTGTGGAACACTTTTAATAAAATCTACTGTTTCTTGGTGTAGTTCAGGTGTCTTTACTTTTTTAACCCATCCGCTAAGGAATCGGTCTGTCTTTACAAATTGCTGCCAAAAGGCTAGTTCATGGTAAATGCCATGTAGTTCTAAAGTTGTCATTTTTTATATGTTTCGTTGTAGTATTGTTCTGCATTATTGAATTCGCTAATGTCTATAACTCCATCAATTCCATTATCTTCTTCTGCTTGTCTATATCCCGCATTAAAATCATCCTTCTTTTGTTGCTTATCCATTGCTTTTGATGTTTCTTCAAGAAACTCCCAATCAGATGGCAGAAACTTTTTTTTAATATGGTATATCTCATCAAAGTGATACAGTAACCATTCTACTGCTGTCATATTATTTGTTTTTAATGTTAAGGGAATATTCAATTGTAACAAATGAGCCATCAATGGTAAATTCGGTTATTCCATTAGTGCTTACAAAAGTTATATTGTCATCTATATCTCTAATTTCAAGACCTTTTAATTTTGTGTCTTTTTGCCAATAATATTTATCCAAACAATGATAAACATCATTTGCTGTGTTGTAGCTAACTTCAATAACTTTAGTAAATCCATTTTCTTTGTTTGTTAAAGTAATCTTTGCCATATTTATTTGTTTTTATAGGTTTCGTTGTAGTATTGTTCTGCTTGGTCATTTGTCCACTGTGTATGGTCGTGTTTATCAAAAACTCGTTGCCCTTCTATGTGAGCATCAATTATCTGTTCTTTATTCATTGCTTTGGCTTTTTCAATAATTTCATCAAATGATATGTTATAATTCTCATCAGTTAGTTTTTTCAAGAATTCTTGTTGTATATATTCTACTGCTGTCATATTATTTGTTTTTAATGTTAGGGGAAGATGTGTCAGGACTTTCCTGCACAATCTCATAAGTTGCTTCAAAAATATCTTTATCAACAAGCCATCTTTCACCTTTTACTCCAACACACAGATATTCTCTACCAAAACCGTGACTCATATGTCTTTGATTTTCAAGTGTAGATACATATGGTACTTTGATTTCGTGTTCACCAATAAGACCAGAAGTGTGTATGCAACCATCCTCATCAACATCTTCATCGTTGTAATACCTACTTATAAATCCATCTTCATCTCCTTCTTCAAATAGTTTAGCTTGAACTGTTGCTGTTTTTCTATATGTTTTAAATGCTGTCATATTATTTGTTTTTAATTAAAGTAAAGTAAATACGTGAATGACAAGGTTTACTACGATATACGATGATATGGCTAATAAAACAAAACCTAAAATATTACATTTACAATTTTCTTCTATTTGGTTTTCATCATCTTTTGAAATCTCTTCATTTTCTCCTTTGCTAAATACATTTTTTAATATATCATCTGAATATTTGTCTACTCTTTCAAGGTATTCTTTATCTTTTTTCATACTATATGTTTTAATGTTTATTAAGGATTTATTTTATGAAACTGTTGGGACTTTAAAAATTTCTCGTGTCTATCATTTATACTCTTAATAGCAAAATACTCGTATAACTGTACACCTGTAAATATTATTACAAGTATAAGTACAACATCTGTAATGAGTTTAATAACTTTTAATGTTTTCATAGTTTAAGTTTAATGGGAAGCTCTGTCACAGCTTCCCGTTTAGAATTAAGCTTTTAAATAATCTTGACATTCACGAACTACTACAAACTCTTTTCTTTCCTTTTCGAGAGCCATTTGTAATTCATAAATTCTGCCTGCAATAATCTCTAATTGCTCGTCAAGTTTTGTGATTAATACTTCTTTTTCCATTTTATTTATTTTGTTGGTTTAAAGTTGATTGTTACGTTTACTAATTGACCATCATCTTGTCTAGTCCAAGTTATGCTATCTACACTGACAAGATTGATTCCCATATTATTTGGAATTACACCGATTGGGAATGGGCATTCTGCCCCATTAGTAATCTCTTCTACTGTTTTTGTTTGTGTTTTCACTTTAATTATTTGGTTGACCTATACACCATAAGGTTTTATTTGTTTTTATAGATTTCTATGTAATATTGTTCTGCTTGTTTAGTTGCTTCCATTTCAAGAGGTCGTAACAATCCAGATAAATGAGCATCTATTATCTGCTCTTTCTCCATTGCCTTGGCTTGTTCTGTTAGTTCTGAAACAGGAGCACCCCTCCATCTTATATTTTCATTTTTTTTAAGCTGCTCAATAAGCCATTCTACTGCTGTTTGCTTCATGGTTTATTTATTTAGGCCAAAGTTTTTGTTGCCAGTCTTTACCCCATTTTTGCAGCATGTGCCTTTGACTGATAGGGGTCCAGTAATTCCTTAGCTGCTTTCTTAGCTGACCGATAGGATGCCCTTCTTTGTTTCTTAAATATGTGTGGCCAATTTGTGTGCCATAATGGACACCTACTTTATATCCTTTTTCTCTAACCCTATGACACCAATCAAGGTCCATATAATAATAAGCAAGCATTTCATCTAATGGGTTGTCGCTAAATACCTCAGCATTAACCATTGGAGCTGTCCACTCTACAAATGGTGTTTCTTTTGTGCCTTGAAAATCTTTTATTGGCCATTGAAATTTATGGTCAGAAGATGGCATTGCTGGGTGTAATGCCGCCCATTCCCCTTTGGCCATTTCATAAGCTAACTTATGTGGTAACTCAGGATCAAAGGTTATGTTAGACACAAACCATAAATAATCTGCTTTCCATAAGGGGTCCATAAGTATTGAATTGTAGGCTCTTGACATATTACCTACTCCATCTCTACTTACTACCTCAAATGGCAAGTCTGTAGCTTCTACACATTTGACAGTCTCTTGAAAGTCAGGCTCGTAGTATTCTAAAAGAACAATTAAGACTTTTGACATAATATTTCATTTATTTTATTTATCCAATAATCCCAAGTATATATTTGGACATAGGACCTGATAGTATTTGCTCTTTTATTTAACTCATTTTGATTTGACAAAGCAAACATTGTGGCATCATAAAGTTTATCTACTGAATAACCTACTTTAAATGAGTTAGTTTCATTTAGGTCATCATCACCCTCTGTAATAGCTCTTATTGTGACTGTTCCTTTTGTGCCAGCTTCTAAAGGAGCTGTGGACCTTGCATCATATTTAGTAGCTTTTATAAGTAGTGTTGCCTCCTCATAAAGTCTATTCATTGTTTTTAGGTCAGGCTTTAATACGAATTCATCAAATATCTTGTCCTTAGGCTCTTTTAGCCCAAAACCTTTTATAATGTAACCTCTTTCCTTTAAAATCTTAGCCACTTGGATAGCAATTTTTTCTGTGTCTTTTGTGTAATTAGTAGGCTCAGGTGATTCTAATAAAATTGTCTTATAATCTTTAGCCTTATAAGATATTGGAAAGTCATTTAAATTAATACCATTGCCTACATAATGAATAGGTGCTGTTCTATGGAATTG